TTGTGTAAGCGAAATTTTGTTTTTCGCGCAATATTTACGAATTAGGGTGGCTTGCGTATCATCGGTTCTAAAATAAAATTTGTTGCGGTTGTAATAAGAATTGCGGCGTGATCGAAGCTGCGCAATGACTTCTTCGCCTGATTTTGTGGCCTGTTCTTCGGTCATTAATCATCTTTATAATTTTCAACAGCTTGCCTTAAAAATCTGCCGTGTTCAGATAATGTAATATTTTCAGGACGTACTTGTTTTACTTTCAATTTAAAGTGTTCTTTAAAATCTTTCAAGATTTGTTCTTGATGGCCTGAATTTCGTATGTCATCACAAATTAAATCCCTTGCTTGCGGGTTGATAGGTTTGGGGATTAGATAATCCTTTTCGGGTTCTTGATTCGGTTTTGTCGGTGTTCTTACAACATCGTTATTTTCAGGTTGTTTTTTATCTGTTACTTTTTCTTCTTCTTCCATATTGAAATCCATATCTGTTTCAATACCAAGAATTTTTTTAATACTATATCGACTCTCATAAGTTACGGAACCGCCCCAAACATGGGTTTCGTTTTTCTTTGGATTTTCTAAATCTCTAGGCGGTAGAAACAAGGGAAGTTTGCTCACTTCTTCATGGCCGTTTTGGTGCATCAATTTAGTAACAAGCAAGGTTTGACCTGTTGGCGTGTAATCAAATACTTGGCTTATTGAAATTTTATTTTTAAGTAAAACAGGCGTTACTAAAGACAACATTTGTTCAAGTGGTAAATAGCTGTAGCCAAATTTTCCGACCCCAACTTGTTTTGTTTTTCCCATTGTTGGAAACTCTTTTTGAGCCTGTTGGAAGTCTTTCATGTACTCTTGCTTGAGATTTGGTTTTGTTTGGTTTTCCATAATACGAAAATAAAAATGTGTAGACAATCAAAGGTCGTATTTTAAATTAGAACGGCCTTGCCTATTGAGTGTTAGCTGTGAGCATTAAGAAAGTGTCTAGAACCTTTCAAGGAGTCAAATCCTTTAATCATCTACATTTATTAGTCTACCAATTTATTCAGGTTTGTCAAAAGTTTTTATATTTATATTCGCGCCAATATGTTCAAATCGTTTTGCATAGCGTTTCAACGCCTGCAAACAAACAACAAGAGAATCATCTGCAAGAACAGTTCCCCCTGATGTAACAGACAAGGCATCAAGAGTACTACGGGTTAATTTATCAACATCCCCTGTTGTTTTGCTAGTGCAGAAAAAAGGCGCACTATTTTTTAAAATTTCTGCATTTTTACCAGTTCCAAAATGGCTCTTAGGGCGCGGCATAATAAATTCAATAGAAACTTGCACAGGTTCATTGAAAGGGCTGCCTGCAAACGCTTCAAGCGCCGCGTGAATAATATCCTGACGCCAAGGCTTGACCCTTTTGCTTGATTCCATTAAAGCGCCATATCTTGTCAAAGTTTTTGAACCCTGCGGCGCGGGTAAACCTACAACACGAAATTCAAGTTCTTTCAAAATCCCCCCTGTTCAGAATCAAATCTTTTCCACGCCTGCGACCACGCATAAGCGCAATCAATCGTGTGTTGATCTTCGCCAACTACACATCTATTCGGTCTAGCCCAGATTGTTTTGCATACATCAGGAATTATTTTGTGATGTTCCGCAAGCGCTTCAAGATAGCTTCCCATTTGCGCGTCTGTTGAATAAGGTTTCGCGTACTTTTGCGATTGTGTTTTTAAATCAATCAACATAAGTTTTTCTGATTTATTATCGTAGCCCAGAAGATCAAGTTGACCGCCGACAGATTTTTCAAGATCACAAAGCATATATTCAACCGCCCACGGCTCAAAATCTTCCCACAGTTCTAAATCCATCAACGGCTTAATCCAATCTTCATAATCGCCCATTTCGATCTTATCGTTGCCGAGCATACGCTGTTGTAAAGCATAATGCGCTGTTTCGCCACGTGGTTGCCATTTAGCCCTGTATCTTTCAATGTTTGCTAATTCTTCAGGCGTTTTTGTATTACAAACTTGAGTTGTTGAAAATGCAAGCTGTTCGCCTGTCGGTTCCCAAATATATTTGTGGGTTTTTTCTATCCTTGCGATAGGTAGCGGCTCTAATAATTTTTTCATGCCACCGACATCCCGTAAGGCGTCACAAAATAGATTCTTGCTGTTCGGCCACTTCGCGTATGGCGTCTTAAAGGTTTCCCTGTTGATGAATCGAAACGATGCTGAAGGAACGCGGGTTGACATTTTGACAAGTCATTAAGACGGGCTGATGCTGTTTGATGCTTCATCCCAAGTATTTCTTCTACTTGGTCACAAGTCAGCCCATCTTCAAAGTTTCTCACACATCGTAAGACATCAAGACACATCCCGTTTATTTTGTCTTTAATAGATTCGGCGGCGTCTTTTGATGTTTCTGTTTCGTTGCTCGGTGCAACTGGATAATTAAAAAGTGGTAAATCGTTAGTTTCCATTTGTTTTTTTGGGTTTAGGTTGTTTCCAGAATTGGATTAATCGCTCTAATTCAGCGATTCTTGTTTCAGCGTTTTTTATTTTTTCTTTTGTGTTCATGTCGGATAATCTTTCGGGTTTACAACTTCGACACGTTCTTCAGGTTGATTTATTCGGGCAAGGTTTCGATGTTTCACGCCCTGATAACCTTTTGGAAAAAGTGATTTTGAACTGTTGCAATCGTCCTCCACAGTTTGCCATCCGTCCGTTTTCTTGTCGAGATCGGTCAGCGTCCACATCTTGCGATCAGGATTTGCAGGGTTTGGTTTATGCAATCCCGCTTTTAAGGTTCTAATAATAGAACCTAAATCAGTTAATCTTTCCATTTGGATAACCCCCTTTGCTCATAAAGTCATCAAAGATTTTTTTTAAATCTTCGCCATAAATTTCATCAATAGCGTTCCAAAGATAAAGAGGTAAATTTGGCAGTAATGGGTCATATTCAACCAACATTCCAATATCCGCTATTGTTCCGTAAACTTGCGAGTCGCCGTCATTTTTATAATTCACAGAAAACCTTGGAACAGGCATACCGAAATCTTCGCGTTCTAAATATACGCTAACTTTGTTTGATGGGCTATGAAGCAAATTCATTTTGCACCCCCTTTCGCATCGTCCTTGTATGAAAGTTCGTTAACGATATTTAAATTAGGCCAATTTTGCTCGCTTGCCTTGAATACTTTTGACGCGGGATGATTTATAACTGGTTCTTCTTTCTTAAAGAATTTTTTTTCATTGGGTTTATAAATATCTTTGTAACCCCCGATTATTGCCATTTCTAGCGATTTAATTTGATCTTCAAGGGTAAACTTCCTTAATTTATCAAAGATGCGATTTGCGACCTTTTCACTGCAAGTTGCTTTTTTCTTATGTCTTATCGGCCACCATTCAACAATTAAATCCGCGTGCCTTTGTAGATCATCAGGAATTAATTCTTTTTTGATCTTTGCTGAAGAAAAAGGGTCAATTTTTTTCTTTTCCTTATTCTTATTAATAGATTCTATATTAGAGAATTTATCTGCGCTCTCTTGTTTTTTTTCTTTTGTTTTTTCTGGCGAACTTTGTTCGCTTGATAAATTCAGGGTAACATATGGTGTCAACCCCTTTGATGCTCGAAAAAGCATATCATTGATAAAAGTAGCCATAGTCTGATGTTCTGGTTTAATTGGTTCTAAAAGCGCGACAATTTGTGGCTTGATTTGTACACGAATTGGTTTGTTTGTGGTCATAATTGGTTTAATTCATCCACACAATGGCACAAAATGGCATAGTGTCAATATTCAATATTTAATATTTGTTCATATTCGGATTATTGAAATTGCACCGATGTTTTTTAAGATCGACCTCAACCCATTCCTTACCATTAAAGACAAGCCAAAGTTGTCTCTTAACGTCAAATTCACATTTGCCTGTTTTTGGTTTTTCTTCTTCCATTATTTATCTTTGTAATCTGGATAAGAAGATTTTGTCAGTTTTGCTTCTTCTTCGCAAACTTCGCGCAAGTAACAAGAAAGAGTTTTTCCTTCAATAGTTGCCTGAGTCTGTAATTCTTTTTTTGTTGCGGGTTTGACAAGTACCTGAATCAGTTCAGAATACTTGTCGGAATCCGCTGTTCCTTTTTCTCTATTAGCCATTTACTGAACCTCCTGTAATGATTGCTTGATCGCTTCAAGTTCTGCGATTTCGCTTCTAAGTTTTTTGACTTCTGAAAGTTTTTCTTTCAGGATTTGTTGTCTACCTAGCAATCTTTGATTGTTTTCCCAGATAGCTTTTTTTGTGAAGTTACCCATTGTTTTTCCTCCATTGTGGGTTGTATGGTCTAGCTTGCTTGAAAATGTCAAGAACATCTTCACGCTGTTGTTTTGTGAATCTATCTCTGAAGTCTGTTCCAAAATAGATTGTGTTGTCGAGGGCAAGATATAAAGCTGTTGCCTGATCGGGTGTAAGGTTTAGATTTAAGTTTGGCATTATGCAACCTCCTGTAAATCATCTAAGAATGTTTCAACTGTCATACACTCAAATTCTTCAATCCAAGTTTTAACAACAGCTTGATTTTTTTCTTTGTCAAAATAAACAAGTGTACCTTCAAGGTCATCATGTGTTTTTGATTTGACTTCGGTTCCTAGTTGAATCATTGGTTTAATTTGTTTTGCTTACATTCCTATTATAATATAATTAAATAGATATGTCAACAGGATAAATTAATATCCTGTTAAATACTTGTTTCTGTCTCCGCAGATTCCATCGCCAATTTCAATCGGCCATTCAACGCGCCAAGGAACCTCTTTCCCTTCTTCATCACGTTCAACTTCATTGTCTGCGGGAGTAGTAATTCTTTCTACCCAAACATAACCTTCGCGTGCGGGACGATACATTTCAGCATCGTCAAGGACTCTTGCCTTAAAACAATTACCGCAATGCTCAAATCCGATTGCGCCGTTACACCAAACTATCTTTTCAGTTTTCATAATTCCTCCTTAAGAACAATTCTATTATAATATAATTAAATAGATACGTCAAGAAAATAATTTGACTAATTTGGTAAAATAAAAAAACTACAAAACAAACTCTTATGGCAACTTTAGTCGGGCAAAAATATGCAATCGGGCAATCAGTAAAAAAAATTTCTTATACATCGTCAGCTATCCCCCCACGTTACAGAAACGGCAAGATAACAGAAGTATTTACAAAAACAAACAGCGCAGGGTCGGTTCATTATTATTACAAAGTCTTATGGGATGACAGTAGAAGATCAGAACACGCGCAACACACATTGCGCCCCTTAGATCAAAACAACACGCCCTGAACGCTCGGCTTATAACTTGCGTCATATCTCTTGTTGTCGCCTTTCGGGTATGGTTCGACTTTATATTGTAAGTTTTCATTCATAAGCGCTTTTTCTTTTTTATTACCCAAAAAATAAAAATATCTATGTTTTCGTGGACGTTCTTTCATATATAACCTGTCGCCATATTTTTTTCTTAATAGCTCATGTTTATTAATATTATTGTTTTCGTCATAGCGACCAACGCTATCTTCAATCGAGCTATGGTGCATATGCTCAAGACCTTTTACAGCATAATCTTTGAACTTTGCGCTTAACCCTGTATATATCCAATTTGTCGCCTGATAAATAAACCCGTGATGTCCTTGCGATGTATCAGCATATGAAACAACAACTGACGGCTTCGGCAATCTATTTAAACAACCAGAAACAAAAAAGCTAAGAACATTTTTTTCTAATCCTTCATTGATAACTAATCTATTAAGTTCTAAAAAATTATTTTGATATAGCCCATTTACAGCGCCAGAAACTAGCGTATGGCTCATAGGTTTACCAAAGCTGCAAACGCCTTGTAAAAGATTCAATTTGTCATACAACCCAAAAGCGCAGTTAATATTCGGCAATCTTCGCGCGTAGTGTTTCTTTAAAAACCATTCATAACATTCTGAACTTAAAACAGGCTTGATTGAATATTTATCTTTCATATAATTATTTCTTGCGGGATTTTATTTTGGCCTATTGTTCTAAATTTTCTGAATCTTTTGCTTTCTACTTCGCGAAACATTTCAACGTGCGATACACATTCCTGAAATTCAATAAGACCTTCAAAAACACCACATCTTAGAAAAAGATCAGATCGACCTTTTACTGGAAAAAAGTCAACCTGATAAGAGCCACACGGCGAAAGTAAAGAAGGTGTTTCAATCATCGAAAAAATCGTCATCTTCATAATCGTATTCGTGATTAAAAAACTTGTCATCTTCATCGCCGTATATATCGCGTATTGCCTGCGCTTCTCTTTGACTATCAAGCGCGGCTTGATGATTGTGTAAAAAACTATCCATTTAATTTATACCCCCTGCCTATATCTGTTAAATGGTCGTCTAATTTATGAACTAAGTTTTGATTCTGTTCCATTGCTTGATCTAATCTTTCAACCATCAACCAACGGGCTTTGCGACATTTTGGGCTTATGATGTCAGCATCAATCATATTGTCTTTTTCTTTTCTCATCTTTTCATAATCATTATTCAAAAGATCAATAAAATAATGAGTCTCTTGCTTTGTTAATTCTGTTTGAAATTCCATTTGTTTGATTGGTTTGCTTACAACTTAATTATATTATAATTAAATAATATTGTCAACTGTTTCTTTTTTTATCTTTCCAATGTTGTAATTCAAGATCAAACCTTGCAAGCATTATCAGTTGTTCTTCTTTTGTATATTGTGCCAATATCTGCGCCTGTTCTTTTCCTGAAAATTTTTTCATCAACCACGGCTCTTGAAAAAATAATTGTTTCTGCATTTTTATCAAACATTCAAGAACAGCGTCACGTTGTTCATCGGTCATATTCTCAGTTATGCGCAAAAACTGTTGTTCAGCCCTGCGGGATGTTTCTTCATCCCCGCTTGAAAATCTATATCTTTTCATTTATATTTGTTTTCCCATTCGTTATATTCATCAAACAAAAAACCATCAGAATTTGCACCTTCGCGAACAGCCGCAAGCGCCGCATCCCTTACGTTTTCTTCAACCATTTCTGCAAGTACTTTTAAACTTTTCAAAGAATCAATCTTGCGTTCAACCTGTGAAAGTCTTTTTGATGCGCCTTCGTAATTGTCTTTTAAATCTAATGTTGCTTCTATAAGTTCAGTTTCAGCAATGATCTTTTGCGCATGGTCAATACGATTCAATGGAGCATTTTTCAAATGTTCTGTTTGTTTTGCAATACGCCCACCAATAACCAAAGAAAGTAATTGATTTAATGATTTTACTTGTTCTTGATCTTTCATTGTTTTACCTCCTGTTTTTCTGTAAGTTGTAAAATTTTATTTTCTAGTTCTAAAATAGTTCTATTTTCTGATTCAGAATTTATTCTTGCAGTTGCTTGAACTTTTTTAAATTCATCTAAAATT